ATTCCCTCGCCTTCCAATCCAAAGGATATTGTAAAAGATGATAACTCCTTTGTAGCAATAATCGGAGTTGATACTCTTGAATACCGTATGTTTTACGATAATAAAGCAGTTAAAAAAACTCTTACAATTCCGCAATGGTTAAATACTATGGCTGAACGTGAAGGCGTAAACTTCTCCTATGTTTTACAATCAGCCCTAAAAAGACAACTTGGTATAACAGATAGATAAGAGGTCAAATAAAGACCTCTTTTTTCTATCTTATCTGCCGCCTCCAAAGTAAATAAAAAGAACCTACGTAAGTTCTTTTTATATATATATATAGAAGGGCAATAAAAAAGCCCTTCTATAGGATTATATTAGTTTCTGTACCTCTTCCTTAAGATTGCTCAAATTAGGCACATTATCTATTGTATATGTTCCATTTTTAATATATCTTACCCAAATCTTAACCAGCCCGCTATTCTCCGTGAACATTACTCAGCACCTCCTACAACTGTAGATAATTCTAATACAGCCTGTTCTAATTCCTGTACTCTTTCTTTTAGACTTGTGTTCTCTTGCACTAAAGTATTGTTTTGATTTTCCAACTCTTGTACTTTGTCCTGTAGTTCTGTTTCAATGGAAGGCTCGTACCTCTCTTGCGACCACTGCGTGCCATCCCATTTTCTCCAGAGCAGGGTTTCATTATAGTCGGGAATTGAAATGTAGCCGTCAAGGTCACTTGGCAGCTCCTTTGCACGTGTCAATATTTCTGTACAAATACTATTTTCATTCAATTTTGCGTAGTAAAACATTTTTATCACACTCCTTTATTTATGATTATTGTTTATTTTTATTATTACTGTTACCTGGCTTAAAATATTATCATTTGTATGCCCTTCTATAGGATTTATATATCTATTTTCATTTGCCCACCTCCAAGTTTGCATTAAAAAAATTTAAATAGAAATTAAATCAACCAACTGTGGATAATTTAAATAACCGTTAATAAAAATCCCCTCATACCGCAAATCAGATTGGTCTGTAAATATTTCAAATTCAAGAATTGTATTATAGTCAACATGTATACTAAGCTTGCCATTATCACTGTTATCCTCAGTGATCCATGACGATAAATTACCGTCTTTGTAATATCTCCATTTCCAATATCGTATTCCATAATTCGGTATCAGCGGGACAACATTTATCGTTCCTCCTAACTTTAAAACAAATCTTTTTGAGATTAAATAATTTTGACTTTGTGGAATGATTATAGAAGAAGCATCAAAAAGTCCACTTGTTGACTTTTCTGCTATTAAGTCTCTATGTTCTCCTGTATAATTCCCTACAATTCCCCCTATATTAATATCTTTTTTCACATTCCCAGCTATCAAATTAGCAAATTGAGCCCTTACAATCCCGCTTCCACTGTGATATCCAGTAGGTACCACTATTTGTCCATTTTGCGTTGTAATAGTATTGTTTATAGCTCCATTATTCGGCATAGTCCCTGTTATTATCCCGCTCTCTGTTCCAATAGTCTTACCGCTCAGCACATCTCCAGCTTGGGCTGTTCCGTATTCACCTCCTTCACCCAATAATTGAAAATTTGAGCCTGTGTAAACAAGATGACATATTTGCCCTGCCTTGATGTTACCACTTGATAAAGCATTTCCGTTAGATTTCACAATGCTTTTTGTCCCAAGAGAATTAACGTTCAATGTTGCTGTTCCGGTGTTGGCATTTGTGAATTTTACTTTTATACTTAGGCCTTCGGCAAGGCTTGATATGCCTGAGATAGATACCGTATAGGTATTTGTGCCGGAAGCTGTAGCATAGGGAATATGTTTCTCTGAATCTGAGATATGCGTATCAATTGCCTGATCTACATCTTCAATCCCTTGTTCTATATGATTCATATTATCCGCTATAATTGGTGTCCCAGGTTCAATTATATTTCCTTCTGCCGGTGTCAATGTTATAGTTCCGTCCGAATTATCAACCTTTGTATATGTTCTCGGCTTTTCAACTTCTCTGTTCTTCCATGCTATTTTTTCGTATGCCATTATATTACCTCCTCTCCACATGTGTACGTACCACAATATGGTATTTTATCTACATTGCCATTAGCGTAATTGTAGAGTAATAATAAATTCTTTTCTAACCTATTGGCGTCTGTAAAATCAAAAGGCTGGTTATAATCCCATTCTAATTTTGGGGATAACCAGCCTTTAGGTTTGTAAAGTTTATTTCCTAATTCGCCTATATTTCTTTCTATTTTATTTAAAACATCTGCAAATGGTATGGACTTCATATCTCTATCAAAATCAATAGGCTCAAGTTCAATGTTTCCTCGTAAAACCTCTGCTAAGTCTTTTACTGCCAATGTGTTTATTTCTACATGGTTTAAGTCCTTGAAATTATAGTAATCTTGACTATTCCAATTTGTTTTAGGTATTTGCCACGCCATCTATACTCCTCCCTTGCTTTCTGTCTTGCCACTGAGATATCCCGCATATTCAAATTCTTGCTTAGTAATTCGGCTAAGTTTTTTAGCATCGTATGAATCTTCCACAAGAACTATATCCCCACATTCCAAGCAAGGATTCTGACGCCAATTTATAGAGTATACAGCCCTTAAGTTATATTCTTCTATTATCCATTTTGCAACATCTTCGGCATGTTCCACAGTATTTATTAAAGGATTATCTACTTTAAAAGATGAACCTTCTTTTATGCCTTCATTGTAGAAAGTCACTTCCTGTTTTTCTTCTCCATTATTTACGACCATAACTAATGAATATAATAGCTTATCTAACTTAATTTGTGGTTCATTATATATGTTATCAAAGGTGATATTCTTCATATCGTATCCTTCATCTGCCATAGGATAAATCATGCCGCAGAACATGTCAGGACCTGCAAAATATACATATTGGGTATCTCGCTTGTCAAGTACTTTAAATTGTTTTATTTGCAATATTCCTTGTCTATCTTGATATACAGCAGCTTTTCCGGCTATACCTATATATTGGAGTGCTTTCCTGCTGTTTAATGATTTAATAAATCCGTTGGTAGGAATATTTTTCAATCCTTCATCTATAAAATAATCTTTCACATTGGCCTTGGTTAAAACATCTTCGGCCAAATCATATAGATTTGTATTGGTTAAACTTTCTTTATAGTCAATGCTCTCTAATAATTCAAAAACATCTCTTGCAGTAAAACTTGCTGTAAGTGCTCCTTCGTCACTCTGCCATCCCGCAAGATAAAACTTACCTATAGGTATATATTCAAATTCATTTTCTCTAACTTCTACTCCGATACTTGCCTGTACTTCTTGTCGCTCTTTTAAGAATCTATAAAATCCTTCCGGATTAAGAATATTGAATTCTTTACTCTTGTTATCAATGGTGAATTTGATTTCATTGCTGGGGATCTTATCACTTATAATATTCATTTCTTCAATTATATTAAGTTTGATTATCTTATCATCTTGATATTCTTGAATTACACCAAAATCAACTTCTGTTATCCTTGCCCTGCGGTACGGTTTAGCCCATTTCTTTATAGTTATAACTATTCTTCCATAATTGTCTAAACCTTTTATGAGTACATATAGAGGATTGTCATTGTCTGTGACTTCTTCTTTGTGTATCAATGTTCCGTCTAATCTGTATATTTCTATATCAAAATCACTGGCATATTCATTGGCCATAGTATCAAAAGTAATTGTAAGTCCCATACTGTTATGTTCTTCTGTAAAGTTAAACTCTAATATTTGATAAGATGTAAACACTCCATTTTCATCTGATATATCATCACTCCACCAACCCAATTCTGAATTCCCTTCATCGGGTGTAGGAGGAATACAAAAGCTACCGTCGAGTTTGAAATAATCTTTCTCAAAGGTAGCATATTTATGGTCCATATTTCTTTTCTTGTTTGTTAACTGGCCCTTACGACTTATGGGAGCTTCACCGGTTACTATAGAAGTGTTATCGTTATAAGCTTCATTGTCTAGAATCTCAAAGCCTACTTTAGCTTTAGCCCTTCTTGTAGGTGCATATACCGCTTCTTTATATTGCCTGCTTACTTGGATCATAGTTTTTACCTCTCAATTATATTGAACTTTACATCCTTATAATATATATTCCCATTCTTATAACGCAATGCCCCTGCTTTTCTATCTCCAGCATAAAAAGTACCAGTTCGAAAATTATTATCTTGAGGATCTATATACTCTACCTGAAAAAACACAGGGGAGGCCAATTTTAATAATTTGCTCAAACTTTCTTTGCTTAAGTAATCCCACGATAGTTCTAATTTCCTCTTAGTTGCAATTCTCTCTACCACAAGATTCCCTCTTGCATTTCTTGTAGCCTGGCTAAGATCCATTACTCCTACTGTATAATCGGTAGGATTAGGAATTGTTATTCCATCAAATTTAATCATATTCTGCTCCTTTCTATATTGGTTGTATCACAGGATCATCTCCACGTCTGCTCTTTTCATCTTGCAATGGGTCATATATTGCTCTGGCTATTTCCTTATTGTCTAAATTCACTTTTATTACTATTGGCTGGGTATTACCCATGTTAAATTGGTTGGATTGTATTAGGGCCGTGCTTACAGCACTGGTTAACATATCTTGCAATTCGCCTAGTGGGGCTACTGCTTCTTTCCCGCCAGGGTTATCTCCGACCATAGCTAACATAGGACCCCTTGTTATACCTCCAGTTGCAAGCCCGGGAATAGCTTTAAGTGTTCCCAATGCTCCTGCAACATATGGAATTGCAGCAGGTACTGTAAGCGCCAATGCTCCAGCTCCCAAAACTATACCTGCAGTTATTGCTGTTTTTACTACAACTTCCTTATTTTCTCGGAACCAACCGCTTACCTTTTCTCCGATTCCGGACATGAGATCTACAAAGTTTTCCCACACCTTAGCAAAACCGTTTACCATATTAGAAACAAACCCTTGCGCAGTCTCTGCCGCCGCTCTTAAAAATCCGCCGCCGAATTCTTTCAAATTTTCTCCAATTGCATTAGCAAAAACAACAAAGTTTTGCTTTGCTGTTTTAAAGCCTTCATTCAAGTTATTTACCCATGCTTTCGCAATATCTGATGCGATATTACCTACGCTTTGTCCAAAAGTTTGGAGGTTGGTTTGTATGGTTTCTATAGCTTTGTTTACGTTAGCTCCCATGGTAGACAAACCTTTGTTTATATTAGCCACCAATACTGTAGATATACCGGTTGCCAAAATTGCAACATTCTCTTTAAATACTCCCAAATTAGTACTTACAGTATTTAGAGTTGTGTCCACATTTGTTTTCATTTTTTCCATTGTCAATGCAAAACTTGTCTCTAACTGTAATAGCAAAGCAGTGGTTTGTTCTTGAAACAATGCATAAGCAATCCCTATATTAACAGATAAAGTTTCTAAATTGACGCTAACATTTTCTAAAAGTGTTCCGAAAAACTCGCTAGTTTGCAGTCCTAATGTTTCTAACGATAATTGATATTCCTCCGAATTTATTGGTGGGATTTCTACGACTGGTACAGGAGGCGGTATAAGATTCCAATTTGGTTCATACACCGGATTTTTAATGTCCAGAAATACCGGAGCAGGAACAACAGGAGGTACTAAACCCCAGTTAGGAGCATATACGGGATCTTTGATTGGCGGGAATATTGGTGTAGGCACCGTTGGCAAGTCTAAACCCCAATTTGGTGTATATATAGGATTCGGTATTTCCCCAAATATAGGGGCGGGAACGTATATTGGAATTAGTAGTGCGTCTCTCAGTACCCTAAACCCATTCTCCACAACAAAAAAGAAATCCTCAAATTTTTTCTTTAGACCGTCTATTTTACCGTCCGTTTCTTCTATATCGCCGAAATTTGTTTTTGGAAAAGTTATACCGCCAACACCAGTTCCAGTTCCAGTATCGCCATCACTCATATTGTGTTGCAAAATGTTTAACTCATCAAACGGTGCAAGCGCACTCTCGGCTGCTTTCTTCGCCTTTTTGGTCTTTTTCGCAAGATTATCTTGTGCGTTTGCTGCCGCATTTGCCGAATCAGCTAAGTCTGTTGTGCTGTCTGAAAGGTTACTTGTATCTGATGAGGCGTCTACAAGCTGTTTCCCAGTCATAGCGGTATAGAGTTGCCCGATTTTTTCTAAGATAAGTATTAACAATTCCAGTACTTTATTTAAAAATTTTACGACAGGCAAAGCAATCTTTATTAATCCATCGCCAAGCAACCCCAAAAATTTTTGCCATTGCTCCTTGAGAAGTCTTACTTGATTGGCCCAGCTTCCTGATGTTCTTGCAAAGTCTCCTTGAGCGTCTCCGGTCACAGAAAGCAAATAGTTGTACCTAAGCATCACTTGCTCCGCTTGGGACATAGAATTATATGATTTTGTGATTCCTTGAGATAAAGCAAAAGCTTCTAAGTTAGCAACATTAAGATTTATACCAAGTTGTTTCAAAGGTTCTGTTTCTCCGCTTATGCCTGAACGAATTTTAGCGAATGCTTCATCTGTGCTTAAATTATAAAAGCTAGCCATATCTGCAGCCAGTTTAGTCATTTCTATTGACATATCAGTTACTGCTTGACCTGCTAATCCTGAACTTTTTAACATCGCCCCCATTGTTGATGCATACTGTTTTGCGGACAATTCTGACAGGCCAAAGTTTTTCAGAGCGCTTTTAGCAAAATCATCCACGCTTCCTGACATTTCCCCAAAAGTAACGTCCACAACATTTTGAACTTCTTCCAGGTCAGATGCTACTCCAATTGCTGCTTTTCCAAAACTGATCAAAGTTTTAACCCCAAATGCTATGCCAAGAGTTGCCCCAAGTGTTTTTAATGACTTTGTGATGCCTACTACCCCTGAATTAAAACCTTTAGTATCAACCCTTGTATCAATCCGAATACTTCCATCATAACCCGCTGCCATTTTAATCACCTGCCTTTTCTGTATCAAAAAAGCACCTACAATTAAGTAAGTGCCAAAAGATTATATCTTATTCATATTAATTCTTATAAATCAAACCATATCTCATTTAAAAACACAACTTTTGGAGCTGCGTCATCTTTTTCTATACTAAAACAAACCCATCCCTCATGCTCTGCACCTTCATACAAATCTGCTTCAATAGCAGGATTTAATCCAGGCACGGTCCATCTTGTATCCGTTACAACATAATCTCCTGTAGCATAGGAAAAATCAGCGCTTGTAAGAGTAAAAGGAATGTCTTTACCCGAATTATCTTTTATATTCTTAACCCTAAATTTTACAAGTGCAAATTCTTTTCCTTCTCCTGGGTTGTCTGCAGCACTGTGCCCTTCACGCATTATTTTTACAGCTTCTTCTCCTCTTTTAAAGTCCATTAGTTCTATCTCCAATGTGCAATTTAACCCTCTGTTATCACTCGCAGTACCTCGTTGTATATCTCCAATTTTAGCGGGATTTTTCCTCGAACCTACCTGAACGGTATTTTCGATATTGCTATTTCCGTTTGTGCCTATGCTATTTTGAAGCAAATTATTATTATTTTTAAATAAATTCGACAAATTTAAATTTCTTTTTGTTTTTAAAATAAAAACAAAACATGCAATTATTACTACGACCCAAATTAGTCCGCTTGGGTCAAAGCGTTTTTTCTTCTTAAACGGATTTTCTCGCTTAGTATAAAGATTTCCCGTATCAGGAGAACCATATAAACCCATAAAAAACACCCCCTATATTACCTAATATAATTTTATAAAATATTTTCAAATAATACAAGAGAATGCCACCTTAAAAATTAAAAATTATGTTTTTGATTCTCCTAATAACCTCAGAAATTCACTAATTTGTTCCTTTTCTTCTGTACTCTTTTCTTCCGGTAATTCAACAATATCACCCAAATTGTTATATTGTTGTAATTCGTCTTTTGTTAATTTACCAAGTTTTTTTTGCCTTCTTAAATATACAAGCCGGTTGAAAAAACAATTCTCGTTCAAATCAAAGAATAAATTTACAAACTTCCACCAATGTAAATACTCTGTTTGCTCTAAATCTATCCCATAAGTTTGAAGTATAGCCGAAAATATATATTTGCTATCTTTTTCAAAGCTATATAATCTTCCTATGCCATCATTTGTATCTATCCCGCTTTCAAACTCATCCCCGCAATTTAAAAATTCAATAGCTGCCTTATGAGCTTTTTCAATATCGCTTGGAATTTCTTTATACAAAATGCTTAACATAATTACTTGCTTTTCAATTTGGGTTAATTCTGGATCTTCAAAGGCGACTATTATTTTTAAACAATCTTTGAAATTCGTATTCAATTCATATGTTTCCCCATTTATTGTTACGGATGTCGGAAGGTCATCCACTAAAATGTTCATTTTTTAGCCACGCTTTTTGTGTTCTTCCCTGTATATTTTTCAATCTTGGCATTTCTCTCAGCTGCAATGTATTCGGCTACACCCCCTAAGAATTCATTTATCATTTCGGGATTAATTGTATCTCCAAAAGCTTTTTCACTTGCGCCATTACCAAACACATAATCAATTTGGCCCTTCATATATTCACACATTTCAAGCATTAATTTGCTTCCTTCTATGTCGCTTACTTTCATGCCAATAGAATTATAAGTTGTAATTTTATCAATTTTTGCAGCTTTCTCTGCAAATTCTTTTTGTTTAACTTCAAAGTTAGAAATCATAGAGTAATATCTATTAATAAATTTAACATCATTCGGATCAAATTCAATTATTTTATTTTTATCATCATTTATAGCCAACCTAATTTTGCTGCTTTCAATTTTTAAACTTTTCAATAAAACCACCTCCTAAAGCCCTGCCAAAGCAGGGCTTAATATTATGCTGCTGTAAATGTTTTTGCTGTAGGGCTAAAACTTCCGTATGTTTTTTGACCAGTCCAATGAATATTAAATGGAATATCAAGCCCCTGAGTATTCCCGCCGTAAGACTGCACTGCAACAATACCCTTTTGTGTCCATGCAGCATATGCGGCCGTTTCCCCTTCTCCTGTCACATCAAATACATTCACACAGAGGAATGTTCTTTCAACGTCAGAGAGAGTTTTCTCTTCTTTGACTATTTCATATAAGATATTAAATAGCTTACTTTCTCTTTTTGCTCTCATAGGAGATACAGAAGTTTGCACTTCATATTTGTCTAAGATAGTGGTTGTATTCCCCGTAATATCTGTCGTTGTTTCAACATTCGGGTTCATCTCAAGGGACATTTCCTCGACTTTATCCCCGATGAGCTCCCATTCCGGTGTTCCTGATGTATCCGATACATCCGCAAACACCATAAATTCTTTACGTTTTACATATCCAGTTCCTTCTATGCTCATATTATCGCCTTCCTTTCTTTTATGAATTCTAATTGTAGCTGTACCTGATATAATCCGGTACCATCCTCATTCACATCAAACAGCATGATATTTGATACTCTCAATTCCTCTGTTTTGTAGCCTGCCGGCAACACTGGCAAGTTGCCCTCTTCATTCTGTTCTTCCAACCATTCAGAAAAACCTTCAAGAAAATCATAATTTTCCTGTCGGTCAACTTCATCGGCCGCCGCTTCCCTGGCATAAAATACGTAATTATTCTGAAATGTTTTATTTCCAAGAATATCAGCACTGATTTTACCGTTACCGGAAGGAGCCACACTGTAAGATGACACCGCTTCATCAGCCATATCTGTTTTAACGGTCAAAGGCTGCATATCCATGCCGTCAAATGTTTCAAGAAAATCCTGTAATGACTTAATTATACTCATGCTCCACCTCCGACAATTTTAGCAGCTTTATCAAGTATTTGTTGTCCTTTATCCTTTTTCATTCTCTCAAACCAAAAAGCTCCTCTTTTAGGAGCACCATGATAAGTTAAATCCCTATCAGTTACGATCTTCGGGGCCTTGCCAACCATGACTTTACCATAGTATTGATACCTTGCGTACGGAGCATTCCAAATTACTTCCCCGGATCCAATCGTGGTACCTAGGATACCACTTGTTTTTAGCATACCTGACTGCATAGGAATATAGGGATCTGATAACCTTAATACTTCGCTATCAACAAATTTCTGCGCGGCTACATATCTTCCTTGCCATTTGTTAGCAAAATCAGAGCTCCATTCAAGCTTAACAATTCCTTTTTCGGTTTTTATAGTTGTATTTATAGGCGTGTTTATTTTCATTTAGCTCCTACCTCCCAATGAGCCATATCGCCGCCAAATGCTCTGTCGTCAATCTTGGTTATTTTGTAGCACTCGCCGAATTGTTCAAGTTCCTTTGAGGACTTAACAACTTCATAGGTAATGTTACCTTTAATAATTGTATCCCCTGGTTGCAAGGTCCAATATTTATTTTTTTCAGAATTTAACCATTCCTGTGGTGGCAAGAACTGCTTGTTTGCTTTAATTTTGTGGGGTATTAATATAAATACACTATCAGCATTTTCAACCCCTGTTTTACGGAAATTAGAGCCTCGAACACCATCCCAGAATACACCAGTTAATGCAGTACGTTGCCATTTCTCAATTTTATTTTCAGTATATTTGTTATAGATTGTACAAGCATCGTTAAACATTACACCCACCTCACAGACATGTTGCAGTACTTACCAATATAAAGATTAGCAGCTTCATTTAATCGTTGTTCATCTGTCTTTATTTTCTTTTGCGCATAAGATTTACTCCAACTACCTACAGACTGGCTAACTACATCGCCACCCTGTTCGTTTGTCTGCCAAGCTTCAGCTACGGCACACAGGGCCTTTTTTACCACATCTTCCGGAGCATTGCCAATATTACAAACTCCATCTAAATAAGCCGATGCCCTCGAAATTAACCGGGGGAAATCGGCTTCTGTGATTTGGTTGCCATAATAGGTATCTGTGTAAAATGTATAATCAGGGAGCATATTATCACTCCTTCGTTGCTTTTTTAGATTTCTCTTTCAGTTCTTTTTTAATCTCTATAGGCTTATATCCTTTGTTTATATAAACCTGTAAATTCTTTTCGTCAATGTTGCGGCTTATGCCACCTTTAACAATAAGCATTTAGTTTTAGTTACCTCCTATTCTGTAGGTTTCTTATGCAGGTACAGGCCCTTGACTTTATTCTCATAGACAAAGGCGTCATGATAAAGTCTGAACTGAAATTTCCAAGCGTCTTTTTCCTGGTTAGTATCAGGGTCAAATATCTTAGGAAGCGAAAACTTTGTAACCTGCAAAATCGCCGGAGGATAAATAATCATAAAGTTTATATCCGCTGCCGTAGCTCCTTTTACATATCCCCAGTTTTCCGTACCGGCATTTAAAGTAATTGCCGTGTAAAACCTTGTAGGTGGCACAAAAGTAATCGGCATGTTGTTATATCCCGAAAGCACCGTATTAACGGTATTATCGCTTCCCCACTGACGATTTAAGGCCGAATTAAGTAGTGGCTGTAAATCGCTATTGATATACAATCTTCTACCTTCAAGCGGAACCTCATCCGCATTCAACTGACGAACCGCCTCGTCGATTGCCGCAATAATTGAATCCTTTGTAAGCACGGCAGGCGTCGCAACGGTAGATATTCCTACCGTGCTTGCATATTTTGCAAATCTGTATGCATCAAGTTCAGGAATAACATGCAATCTCATAAATTCACCTGTAACCGTTCCAAAGGTTAATCCAAGAGTTTCCTCATCATCCATACGGTCAACGGAAATTTCTTTGCCTCTTTCTTCCGACAGCGTGAGAGTTTCCCATGCAGCAGTAACATCCCCTTTAGGATATCCATTCTCTCTGCTGTAGTCGCCTAACCCTGTAGTAGATACTTTGAGTACCTTTACTTCATTCACTCCCGTAAAATCTGCTTTCGTAGCGGCATCCATAGCTTCTGTTACAGATGCTGCTTTATATATCGCATCAATTATCGGCACAAATTTCTTTGCATATTCAATACTATTTGCCATATTTTACATCTCCTTTTCTCTTATTTTTTATCTTCTTTTATTCCCGCGCCTTTCATGGCTGCGGCAACAAATTTGTCAACGTCTCCGTCAAGAGGATTGCTGTGTTCCCCCCCACTTGACACTGGTGTCGTATCGTCTTTTCCGTCTGCAAAATGTGCTGCGTTGTCTTTTTTGAACTGTTCAGCCCATTCCTTCGCACCCTGGAAGGAATCACCGTCAAGCTTGAATTCTTTCTTTGCAAACTCGGCCAGAATTGCACTTTTAGATAGATTGTCCTTCGGTTTTAACGAATCAATAAATTTTTCAGCAGCGGAATTATAAGCAATTTTATCAAGCTCGGCTTTATGGTTCTTTTCTGCCTCTTCAAATTTTTTCTTATATTCATCAGCTGATTTTTTAATCGCCTCGACATCCATGCTCTTGAAGGATTCTATTTGTTCGTTTGCCGCTTCAAGTTGTGTCTTTTGTTGTTCGTTTGTAACTTTTAAAGTTTCTGATTCGGATTTATACTTTTCAATGTCTTTGCCATTCTCGGCCATGATTTTGTCGATTACGTCTTTTTCGAGTTTTAATTCTTCTAAAAATTCACGTTTCATATATCTCCTTTCACAACTACGCTTTTTACGGGGTTGCATCCCATGTTGCCCTGCTGTATTTACGCCCACAGGTAGGCGAAATAGGTTCTTTCAGTTTATACTCATAAATACCAAAAAGAGTAATAAAAAAGACTTATTTCTAAGTTTTAATCAGCTGGTTCATATGTTTTTTCAAATATATCGGGTTTACAAGGGTAAAGCTCTCCTTTAACTCCTTGAATTATATAATCGCCCTTATGCGCTATATGATTTCCTTCTAAAGTTTTAATTTCCATATTACACTTGTCTGTTCCTTCATTGTTAAACCAAACAATTCCGTTTTTAATTGCATTAGCAATCCATTCAGGATCTTCCTCTTGATGTTGATCTCCTGTCCATTTAAAAGCATTAACAACTACTGGTTTCTTTCTATATTTAGCCATTTTATTTCTCTCCTTTCTTCTTTTTAAAACTTAATATTAATAAAGTAATGCATATGATTAAAGTTATCTGTGTAGCTGTAGCCATCAAATCACCTCCTAAAAATTAAGCATAAGAAAAGCACTCACTATTTTTATTTAGTGAGTGCTCATTTCTTATTAAAGGCTTCCCTCGGGTCACTATGATCATAAGGCGTTTCTCCAGTCGAAAATTTTTTGCATATTTTATTAAAATATTCGGCCATATCCTTATCATATTCTAAATTTTTATTTTTTTTCATAAAATCGAGCAAATCCCAAGGAGTTTTCAGCTTATAAAACTCTTTTTTTAAATTCATTTAACCAAGCCCCTCTATAAATTTAAATAATTTTTCATCTTTTTTTCTTAAATTATCCGGATTCATAATAAATTCCCTGTATCCTTCACTAAAATATTCTCCCATAGCTTTCAGGTTTACGCTCATGTCATCATTTAAGATTCCTACTTCTTCATATAATCTTCCTTGATATTCACTGATAAATTTATCGGATTGTATTCTTACTATAGGTCTATTATATGTGTCTTTATCGTATATAACATCTTCTAAAGAAATATTCTCAAGTCCATTATTTAGAACTTTTATAAAATCTTCTTTATTGTATAAATCCAGCTTAGTCTCAATCACATGACCTAATTCATGAATAATTTCTCCTGGTTCAGGATTTTCAAATATATACATTTTCCCTTTGTCTCTATCATATCTTGAATTCCCTTCCGATACAATATTTATTTCTTTTACCGTATCCTTAATTATGGATCCATGCTCTTTGGGTATAAGTTTTAATTCTTCTTGTATTGCTTTGGCTGTATCTTTATTAGAGTTATCTATGCCTTTAATTTTTAAAAACTTCGGAGAATAAATTTTATTATATTTAGCGGCTTCCTGCGCTTCTTTCTTCCCAAATCCCAATATTTGTTCCCTGTCTATCTGGCGTTTCAGTCCTGTTTGTTTCAAAAAATCCTTTTGAATTTCCTGCCATCTTCCGATACGAGCCGCCGCTTCATCGGTGGGTTGCCCTGCTGCCTGCATGCCGATATATTCACGTTTCCAACGCCGAATATTTCTCTCAATCGCTCTTTGCTTTTGGGAGGCTTCATATTCTGTCATTTTTTCGCCGTTGTATTCATAATTTTTGGCTTTGTAATCTTCCAACTGTTCTTCCGTATATCCTGGCTCAGATAAACCTTTAAAATATGGGAACCAATCATGCCGGCAGTTCCAGCCTTTAAAACCTGCTCCGGTACCATATCCTATATCGTCTAAAGATAGATATCCTTCTCTGCCACTCCTAGACACAACTTTACCCTGCCATGCAGCATGTGAAGGTCTTGCCCCGGCATGTGCCGTTATTTCCATTAAATCGCAACCCATCTCATTAGCTCTTGCTTCTTGCATCTTTCCTGCCGTCTGTCCTACTCCAGTTATAACCGCACGCCTTACAGCAGATTCAATATAGCTTGTATGTCCGCTGGGATACGTAATTGAGGCTATTCCATTACCGGCCAGATCCTTTATGGCGTTTCTTATAGCTGTATTTGTATCGAAAGCCCCCGTTGTTATTTGCATGTATGCATTGTCCAGGATATTTTCAAACTGTTTTGATGCTGTACTTGCTGTTGTCCTCGTCAGGTTCTCAAACAGACCGTTTGTGCTGTTTATTCCAGCCTGTAAAACCTCCAATAATGCCGGCGATTGTTCAATCGGTAACGGGTCAAGCCCAGCTTTTTTATATATCCTATCATCCACATTTATTGATTCGTAACCCGCCTCAAGCATCATCTTTTCAAGCTCTCGCTTGGTCTTGCCCGTGAGTTTTGACAGTCGCTTTAGTGTATCGTCATGCACATTACCCATCTCTACCAACTTTTTATATTGCCATTCAGCTGATGGTATGAAGTAGTCATAAGTCGAGATACGTCTTGCAATATCGGCTATAATATCAATTTCAGTCTGGGAATAAAGCTCCACAAGATTATCAGGGTATTTATCTATCTGTCCAGGCTTAAGCATTAGCTACCACCGCCGAATCCCATATACTCATCATCTGTCTGGCTGGCCGCAACCATCTTTTTAGCCGTTGCTTCATCCTCGCCGTACCATTTTTGCCGGTACTCCCATTTCTGCATTATGCCATCTCGTATCTCCTGCAGGTCCCTTTGCCTCTCTGATTCTTTGTCTATTATATAACTATCTTCAAAGTTGACCGTTACCTGTGCATCAGGATTGACCGGCCGCCCTAAAATTTCCTTACCGGCCCACAAGATAGCGCGTACAATTTGCTGTAATGCCTTTTCTATGACAATATAATGCTTGCTTGCATTTTGTATAAGCTCCTGTTTATCCCCGGAATACTGCGTAGCCGTAACTATTGTGCCGCCGTTGAATTGGTAATGCTTTGTACCAAAACCAACCTTAAATGACAAATAATCTAACTGCGCTTGAATACCATCTTTGTTGGCCTGTACACGCAGGTCCGGATTATATTCTGTCATAAGGGTATTCTTCCCGTCCTCACGGAGTGGAGCCTCTACGACTGAAAAGAGTTGTTGCATCGTATCATCAGGAGTTATTTTATTCCCATCTTGATCCGTCCTTATAAGGCTTTCAGAGTAAAACACCTTCTTGCCGCCGAGCTTGAAATCCCTATTGAAATTATTAAATGCCAAGTCAACACCTTTAAGATTATCTATTGCATGGGCGTAAACGCTCATTCCCAGACCGTTAGTATTCGAAAAAGTATTTACGATATTAGGACTGAATATTGCAAACCAAGGCATATCCGTTCCTGTATTAATAACCGATAATATTCCTTCGGGTAGTGATTCTTCTTTTAATTGACCGTCATTGTAACTAAAATATCTATTCGTTATTTTATACTCGCCATTCTCAAGCTCATGAGTTTCAAGGTAAATATATTTCTTACCACGATTCAGAATTTCGGAAACAAACGCAACCTCAATTATTTTCCCATGTTTGATAGTTAGCGGAATAATATTGTGAGCTGTAAGATAATCAATTCTAATTTTGGCATCCGCGCTTTTCATGACTGTCTCGCCTTGCAGTTTCATGCCATCAAGTTTTAAGACGAATGCCCCCGTGCCGGAATAAAATGCTTTCTCGACAAGTGAATTTCCAAGCCGCCAAAAGTCATTGTCGTCTAAAACCTTCTTAAGAAATTTATTTGAATTTTCTTCATCAATAACTATTTCAGTTTTTTCATTTAGCAGAATACTAGCCCAGTCTTCACAGACTTTTTTTGCCATTTTCAGGGTGTACAATTTACGCGTTACTATCTTATCCCCGTTAAGCTCCTTGAATTGATGAAACGGTTCGTAAAAGCCTCTCCACCAGTCGCGCCATTCGTCTACACGGGAATAGTATTCCGATGAAAGGTTATACTGTTTTTCTTTATTTAACAAGTTGATTATTGGTTGTATGTTCACTATTTCACCTCCTTGGTATTACCTATGCGGTCTTTAAATGGCAACCAACTATATTGGTCCGCATTAATCGTATGGTCATTACAATCCTCCGGCTCGTCTTTATCTTCTTTCCAGCTATATAAATTACGCTCTCTGATACATTCCTTACATGTGTCAACAATCAAAGATTCTTCATGGGCCAACCATCCACTTTCTAAATTAATTCTGTCTATAATCGGCGTTTTCTTCCATGCCGGTTGAAACATATACATGCTTCCATTGGCCCTTTTATATTTTTGACATTCAAGGATTGTTGCCTGGTCCGCACTATCTATAAATACATTCCTTGCAAAGCCCCAATCGCTTTTACACCTATCTAAAAACTCTATAAGCTTGGGCGGTACATCGGAAGGAGATAGCGGTACCGCCAAATCCCTGTTATTATATACTTTTTCAGCTAGTATGATTTTTTTCCTACAAGCCGTAATGCCGGAGAATATAAAAGCAAAAGTATCATCCGATGTACGACTATATGAAGTATCTACGCCGCATGAAAATAGTACGTACTTAAAGCCCTTCGGATTATCCTGCGGATGATATGGTCTTGCTTGCTTAGGAGTTATTATATTCTCTTTACGCAAATTAAATATAAGCCCCGTTGAGCGCCCTCTTAAGCCCTGTATCTTATTTTTATAAAGCTTCGTACCTTTAGGTACATTCATTATGATTCGCTCTTTCTTCTCTTCACTTAGCCCTGCGTTATGCTCAAAAGAAAAAAACCAATGTACCCATCCGTGCTTTGGTTCTTCATTAAGCATTTGATTCAGTTCGTCGGGCGCATCCTTCTCATATTCAGGTAGTGGCCTGCTATGGTTAATATATTCAGAATAAACTGGCAAACTTGGATCATCCGGATTTAATGTTGCTAATAGATAATCACACCTCATAGACGCCTCTCGGACAAAGTCCATATCAGCTATATTGATTTCGTCTATATAGATACATCCGTTCTGTGAGCCTAACGCCTTTTTCCAACGGGCTTTATCTCCATATCCAAGAACGTATATAATTTTGCCTTGGTACACAATGTGAGGAAGTGTTTCCTTACCCCTGCCGGACGGATTGTATTGAACCAAACTGCCAAATATATCGATAATACCCAAATCTTTGTTAATTATGTTTTTCTCAATCGTGCCAAGGTCAAGACCTGAAATAATATGCTGCTTTTTGCTGCTCTCCTTAACCTTTAGCATAAACTTAAATATGCCAACTGTAGTTTTGCCCGCATATGTGGTTAGGTCCCCTCAAGGAACTCCACAGGCGCATTACACTTTAAAAAAGCCTTATATTTTTCAGATAATAAGAACTGTTCACTCAAGGTTAATCACCCTCTTTCAACTGCTCCAGTATGGCATCAAGCTTGTCGGTGTTCGTGTTGACTTCTCCAGATACTTTGACATCTGAGCTCTCGGTATACATCCCTGCCATTTCAAGAAGGATTTTCCCGTGCTGGAAGCTGCCCCTCTGCGCTTCTCTAATAAACGTATTTAATACAGATGCGATAGATTGTTTTACCATGTCCATAGACCGCTTTTTATATATCTCAACAAAACCAGGTTTTGAAAAGGCCTCATAATAGACAGGACGTGAGCATTTTGCAAGTTTACAGATATCTGTTATTGACTTCATTCTATTTTCGGGATTTAACAACACCTCAAGTAAATTTTTCTCTTTATCTGTAAGTTTGTATTCTGTAAAGTTTTGTAAGTTATCCATCTATCAATCACCTCCTGATATATCCGGCAACTCCTTTCCGAAAGCATTCCAATCAAGCCCATATTTATCCAAAATATCACTGAAATCTTCTATATCGTGAGGTATTGTCTTCGGCCCTTTTTCTCCCATTCCTATATGTTTTAATTCATGGTACATTAATATCTTCAACTGGTTTTCGTTTAAGAACCCTGTATTATTTTCATAAAATGTAATTATAAAATCAAAAGGCAGGTAAGCTTTAAAAACCTCTTGTACCTTCCTGCAATCAGCAAATATAATCTTTTCCCCTCGTTTCTTTTCCTGACTGATTACATATCCTATCTTAATATTCCACTCTTTTATAAATGCAAATTCTGGGAATCTATTAATTATTTTAGTTGCCAGGTATCTAAGCTCATTGCTTGGTTCTGCATCTCTTATTCCTAACTGCCTTTTTAAATTCCGAACTCGTATTGTTTTATCTTTCTTGTTTTGCTCATCATATATTTTATATAATTCCTCGAAGGCATTACATGGCAATTCACATTCTTTTTTCAAATAACATTTATTGCAAATTAAGTCTGTTGCCATGTGCTTCCACCCCCTAATTTTTGTAAAAGAAAAGAGCCTTAGTTAGGCTCTTTAAATATTCTTTGCTATTTTTTCTAATAACTCTATTATTTTGTCTAGCTTATTGTTTGTTTCAGAAATATCCGATATGCAAGTATATACGCTGTTCACTTCTGATTCAACGTCCTCTATTCCTTGCTTTATACCTCCTAACATTGCCAGCAAGATATCGCCGTCTATACTGTCACTGCTCATATTATCCTCTCCCTTCTCCCCTATACTTCTACAAAAAAAGAGGAAATCCTTCTCATTTCGTAAAAATATACAAAAGACATGCCGCTCAGGCATGCCTTTCAAAAGGGGTAGGGAGATCTTTGATTTTCAAATTCCTATATAAATATACTTTTCACTAATATCATATTACCACATCTAAAACGGACATACCGGGACAACTTTAATTTTCTTGAAAAAATCTTTGTACCCTTTTTCTTAGTCCTTCTGCTGTATTACCTCCACCAATATGAGCCGCTACCTGTCTCCACTCCAACCCATTTACATATTTAAGCATTATAGCCTGCCTTGTCAGACTATCATCTATGGTGTTGATATATTCTTCTATTTCATCTACCAGGTCCATCAATTCTTTCACTCGTCTATCAAGCCTTCTCTGCCTTCTTCTCAATTTTCTGGCATATTCTTGTATATCCGCCCCTTCAATCTTTGCTGCGTATTCTATATATGGCCAATCGGTCTGAGAGGCTTTTACGCTGTCTTTTGTAGTATGAACTTGTATATCGCCTATTTGTTCTTTTAGCATTGCAATTTCACTTTTCAAATACCTTAGCTGTGAAAGTTTGTGTTTATCCACCCCTGTCCCTCCCTTATAGATACTTCCTGCCTGTTTCCTTATCTTTTAATTTAACTCTATCTATCAGTTCTAAATTCCTGTATTTAAGAATATTTTTTATTTCACGAATTGTGTCATGGACCTCTTTATCTCTTACTCTTTCAACAAAATTTTCTTTTTCAATTATTTTTGCTGCTGTGGGATCATAACATCCCGATGCATTCTCCCAATATTTACTCATTGCTCTGCCTCCCTGATTTTCTTAATAAATACTACGGTTCTAGGCTCGTCCGAATAATATTTACTAGCTTTTATCTTTACTATTTGATTGTCATCTTTGTAAGCTATTTTATTTAATGCGTCTGTAATTGATTTGATGCAGTTGTCTATATCAGGTCTTTTATTGTGCATTATTTCGTGATTTAACATTCTTTCTTTCGTTTTTTTACTAGTGCTTTTAGGCATTGAGAAATAGAAATTGATAGTTACTTCTAAATCGCCTTCTAGTAGTTTTTCATCTTTATAAGCTTCTATATAACTCATTTTTACTAAATTTTCATAGTTCACTGTTTTTTCAGGCGTATATGTTCCCCATTTAGTTACTTTTGGTCTGCCTTTTGCCACAGGTTGCCCAAATATAATAAAACTTCTCACTTATATCAACTCCTTAAAATCCTGCTATGGATATATTCTTTAAGCAATGTTCCACTTATCAACATTCTCCATCTCTTGTATTTCTTCACTTCTTTTCCCCCTTAATCTTTTTTAAGTACTCTTCTTTTTTCCGCATTGCTATGTCTTCAAGCTGGCCATTGCTATACTTGCTGCTCCTCTGCTCAAAGTTATGAAATCTATTCTTAGGAGAAGTTTTTCTATTTTGTGTATTACTCTTATCTATAGACAAAGTCATACCTCCTTTTGCCTTCCAATTGCTTAAAATTCCTTCAACATATTTCTTTGTTCTTTTTCCCTGCCTCTCAGCTTCAAGCAATGCATTTTTAGTCCACTCAAAACTATATTTCTGTTTTAAATCTAACAGCCAATCAGGAGTTAAGCCATTGACATCAAATCCACATTTTTGATATAGCTGTGCCAACTCTTTAAGTTCTTCATCAAAAATATTTTGCTCTGGTTCCATAGTAGTACTAGTAGTATTTTCTTTACTTTTCTCTTCTTTGCTTTTCTTTACTTTACTTTGTGTACTCTTGCCTACATTAATTGAATTAATGTCTACATTAACTAAGTTATTGTATTCATTATCTAAATCTATTAACAAATATTCTGAAATGAAGTTAATAGATTTCCTCCTATTGGCAACTTCTAAAAATCGTTTTTGTATTCCTCTGGATGTTAAAACTTTATAATTTTCATAAATATTTTCATCAAAAAAACCTGTTTGAATAGCTTTTTTTACAACCTCCAATACTGCGCCCTCGCTAGCCCCAACTTCGTCAGCAACTAGAAAAGACATATCACTATCCCACACAACATAGTACCCCTCATCACGATAGATACTAGAAAGCAGGCTGATTAGTATTGCTACAGATTGAATGCCGCATGCCCTCATAATTTTTCTAACCTTTATATCTTGTAAAAAATCAACATCCAAAGGATAATAATCTAACCCTTTTTTTATAGGTCTCGCCATATATCCACCACCTAAAGGGGGAATAATCCCCCTCTAATTTTCTTCATTTCTTATTGCTTTTAGAACCTCTATCAGTTCACTTGCTTCTTTTTTACTTAAATCAGAAACATGTTCTTTTTTAAACATTTCATTACTATAGTTTTTCAAAGAAGCCTCATCTACTCTTTTTTGTTTCACCAGTCTATCAATATATTTCAATTGCTGCTCTGTAAGTATATCTACTTTGGTAGGAATCTTCGTAATTTCTTCTTGTTTAGGAAGTTCTTCCGATTCCCCATATTCCATAAATTCTTCGTCATCATCTTCTAATTGAAACGGGCCCTCTTTTCTCTCTTGCTTTTTACCCGCGTTTAAGGCTTTCATTTTTGAAGTAGCATCAATCATTGCTGCAAAACCTTCATTTTCTTGAATCCCTCTTTGCATTTTCATATCAAGAGAATTTTTATTATAAAATTCTTCCATAGTCATATTTATATTTATGCTCATCACATAAACTTCTTTTTGAAATTGCCCTTTCGATGTTCTTACAACTGCATTATGCTCTTGGTATATTAGTTTTAGCGGGATGAATGATATCTTTCCTCCGGTCATGGCTCGTATCATATCTATAGAAGAATTCAAATTTACTATGCTGTTCCAACTTGATGTCCATATCTGCCATACTCCAAATCCCTGTATCTTAGGAAGAAGTACGTTTAATACTCCTATAGGTTTACAACCGGCACATTCAGATGCGTTAGGCGTACAGGTAACTTCTACAAGTTGTCCTTCTTTCATGCAGGTTGCAACTTTGCCGTCACCTTTGCATAAGAGTCCCGTCTTACCGTATTTCTTGTAATATTGAGGGAATATAATCTCAGTATCATCTAACGGGAACATAATATCTAATTCTGTTGGTTCAGGCCCATATATAGCTTGTATCTCTTCAGGACAAACAAAATATCTGGTCTGAACTGGCGCTCCCTTCTTTTTTTCATCCTTCCTGCCGAGTTTAATTTTACCCAAGCGCGGCAAACGTCTAAAATTACTTATCCCCGTTATCATCCAACTACACCTCCACCTTAAATTCTTCTGACTTTTCTTCTATGCTTAAACCATCTATTTCGACTATTTCGCCCGTATTTTTGTTAATAATATTGTTGCCTTTGATCTCTAATTTTTTCTTGAATTCAGCCCAATCAAAGTCTTTTTTGATTTTAATATAGTCAGACATATTCTCATAGTTATCTGCCGCTTCAATTAATTTCTCTTTATCATATTTGAATATTGTTTGTGATTTTTTCAATTTTAGTTGACCGCTTGGAAGTTTATATTTTCTCAATGTTTTTGTATCTTCTGTCTTTACTGTTTCAAAGTACTCTCTTAATTTACTTTCAAAAAAACTTACTTCATTGTTCATTTTTTCTTTTTCCTTCATTAAAACCTGTTCTATCTGCTGTATTTTAGCCCGTGTCACTATCTCAAATCTGCTATATTCGGCTTTAGATTCTCTAATCTTGTCCAAACACCAATCTGCCGAGAGGTCATTCTCCACCTTCCAAGTCTCCTTATCTTCTTGAACATCTAAAAATTCATCAATCATATCCATCATAGTGTTCTCCATCTATTTATCCTCCTTTATGAATTCATCCATATCTATTTGCCCTTCTATCTCTTTCCTTACCTTTTCCTTTGCTTTTTCTTCTCTGGCCTTTCTATAACAATAACTCCCATATCCTCTATTTCTACTTACTTCTGAAGTAAGTTTTCTATTACATCTTCTACACACAACGGAATAGTTGCTTTTTCCGCCATTGTGTGGTAGAATATGTGTAATAGGTTTTTGTTGTTGACCTTTAAGGATTGCCGTCCTGGGGTCTTCTTTTTTTGCAAATATTGGCTTAAAATCCTTTGCCTTTCCAATAAAACCGGCTATAAGTTTCATTTCTCATCCTCCTCCATCTCTAATATTTCCCTTGCCAGCTGTACCGCCTGGTAGTATTTCAATTCTGGCCTTTCTTCCAATATGTTCCTTGCAAGTTTTACAACCTGGTCTAACTTTTCATCTATGATTGTTGCTTACATTTATCTCCCTCCTTATTTTCAATTCTAAGTTCAAAATGAACGTCCTACGATGTGTTTTTTGATAGTCTCACATCAAAGCAATAGGATTGGTCACCCACGCATATCAATTTTCTAAATCCTTCGCTACCGACGCTTTCTGACGACTGTTTTCGTATAGCTCGTCTCTTTCCTCTCTCCCCATTCGATATCTCCATAGAGGGCAGTCTTTCATCTCACAACATCTCACTTCCGAGGGTTGCTGTGCTGAACATTCTAAACATTTTAAGCGGATTGCTTTAGCACGGGTTATCCTTTTTTCCACCACATATCCCTCCCTGGTTTTTGATAGCCATCTTGTTCGCTTCCTCCCAACATGACAATTTTTCGCTTTCCTTTTAGCTCAAGTCCTGTTAATTGAACGCCACAAGGACATTTGAAAAATTGATTTTTTCTTAGCCTGACCTCTCGTCCACATTTAGGACAATGCCCGTAAATCCACTTAATACTACCCATTCATTCTTCGCCTCCTTGCATTAATCCGGTCCATGACGTCAAATTCAAGGTTTTTGGCATCATAGCTCGGCCTTGGCTTTTTCTTATACAAATTTTCCTTCCATTGCTTATATGTGTCACAAGCAGAATGACACCCGGGTTTTCTCTTTTGGCAGTCATAGCAATTACTTTGTGGTTTCATCTCAATCCTCCTTTATATAATTTTGTTTTCCTACCTCCTGTCTTTCAATTTTCATTTTGGGCCTCCTTCCTCAATTCTTTTATTAATGCCTCATTTTCTCTTATTTCCTTTTCAAAATATTCCTTGTTCTTTGTAACTGTGTATTGTTCAATTTTGTCTGCACAAACTCGTACATTGCTATCTTCTATTTTCTCCCGCAGGAGAATGTTTAAGATTTCCAATTTGGCAATTATCAAATTTTTATTCATTTTTCTCGGACCTCCTTTATATAATTTTGTTTTCCTGCATATTCCTCAAGCAACTTTGGACTTATGTGATACGTCCATTTACTGCTCATTTTTACTGCTGTTCCTATTGGAAGTTCTCCTCTTTGTATGCCTAATCTTATGAATTGCTGCGATACTCCCAAAATTTCAGCAGCGTCTTTGACTTTTATTCGTTTATGCGTTTTTATCATTTCTTATCAACCCTTTTATTATTGGAATGATGCTATCATAATATCTAAAAGTTTCTACCTGTTTGTTTGAATGTTTGGCTTTATCATAAAATAGCTTTCCGTATTCTGGTGTTTTGAGCTTGTACAAGTTTGCTATTCTCCCGACCATGTTTGAGGATATGCCTATTTGGTTTCCTATTTCCTCGGCTGAATAGGTCTTCTTTTCTACTGCTTGTAAAGGTAAAAGTTTTTGACCCGTAATAATTTCAGCTGCATAAGAATTTAAAATTTGTTTATACTCCGGTATATTGATTTTATCTGCAATCTTCAAAAGTACGTTGGCTTGTCTCGCTTTAGAGTTGTTTAGCCTTGCTTCCATTTCTTGTTTTTTAGTTAGATTAGATATTTGTTTTTGCTGCTTAGCTATCGCCTTTTCCATATTGTTAAAGGCT